AAATCTGGTTATCAGAAAGCTTGACTTTACAAGAAAAAGTCTTTCTAGTAGAAATTAGTTCTTTAGATAATGAGAATGGTTGTTTTGCTAGTAATAGTTATTTTGCTAAATTCTTTGGATTAAGTTACGATCGTGTAAGTAAAATTATTGGAGGATTGGTAGAAAAAGGATTAATTACTTCTATTATTTCTAAAGATAAAGGAAATCAACGTATTTTAAGGATAAAACGTCATAATACGCCGACACCCCTATCGGCGAAAACGCCTAGACCCCTATCTCAGAAACACTTAGACCCTATAAGTGAATCCGCCGACCATAATAATATAATTAATAATAAAGATAAGACTATTCCGGACAAGCCGGAAGATGAGGATGATTTCGTCTTTTATAACTATATCCAATCTTTAAAAAAGGATAAAAGACGAGTTAATCAGATTATTGGTATGTATTGGGAGTATAAGGAATTTGATTTTAATTCCTCTAAACAGGCAGGAGCCGCATTACAAAGAGAGTTCCGCGCAGCTAAGGTTCTTGAACATTATCCAGATAAACAAATTGAAAGAACTATGGAATGGTTAGTAAAGAACGCAGATTTTAAATGGACATTAGAAAGTGTTTATAAGTATATTGACGAAGATCTAAGTAAAATTAAGTTAAAAAAGATTTATGCCTAAAATTAAAATTAAACAAGACGATAAGGTAGAACAGATTTATGTAGATGATAATACCTTAGAAAAAATATTAGTATTCATTAACGATACTAAATTTAAAGGTACCCAATTAATTAATATTGATGGCTTAAACTTTCAAAAAAGAGATTTTAAAGGATTCGTTAAAGGAGTTGATCCTGTATTAAGTGAAGGTTATGATTTAACAAACCCAGCCCATAGGGAAGTTATTAATGAATTTAAAGAGATGTTAGAAAATTTAAAACTAACTTCTGTTTTAGAAAAACCATTAGAATATTATGGAGATTTACCAGTTACTAATGAAGAATGGGATAAGAAAAAATTAGGAAAAGATAAAGTAAAATCAGCTGATAGAAAATTTACTAGAGAAAATGGTTATGTCAATAATCCAATTTTAGGCACTACTCATTGGTCGGAAGTAGCTTGGGCTGAACAACAACGTCTTATTGGAAGATATCCACAAGGTAATTGGTTTGTAGCATTAGACGAAGGAGTTCAAAAGCAAATGGCAGCTGCTCGTAAATTTGATGCTTATAATGCTAAACGAAGGGCTTTGGCTCAGATGATTGATTATGAGGCTAATCTTAAAAAAGAAGAACAAGTAAGATTACAAGGAGTTGAAATCTAATGACAACTAAGCAACGAGATAAAGAAATAGTTAAATTATATAAAGCAGGTGGTACAACTTATAAAAAACTTGCTAAACAATATAATGTAAGTCAGGAACGGATTAGACAAATTATTAATCCTATTCCTATGGTTACATGTAGTAAACATCAACATACCTATCAATTTGGACAGATATGTATTTTCCATATACTTGATGATGCTTATTCTGGAGAATTTTCAATGACTGAATTAATGGAAAAAATACAAAGATTACAAGCTCCTAATCGTAAAGCTGAAGTTGTTTATGAGCGTAAACTTATTATGAAGATTTTAAAAGAAAAATATCAATTAAGTTCACAGTTTATTGGTCGCTTGTTAAAACAAGATATCACAACTGTAAAACATCATTTAGGAGAACGCTAATGACCGAAGAAGAACAAATCGGAGAACAAATTTTTGAGCTAGATCAAAAAATACGAGGCAATGAACTGGCTCGACGTATGCTTATGATAGAGAATATGCAGAACGTAATAAAAATGGTGTCTACGCGAAGTTATCGCGCTATACTCGGAGATGACAAGGCAGATCCTAGCGCATATTTAGCCGAAATAGGAATTTTCTATTCTAGAGCAAAGGTAAGACGATGGAAAAGAATTTTAGAATTTTTAGAACAATCCTCTATTGAACCTAAGATTATTTTTGATATACCTGAATCTAGGTTAGAACAAATAGCTTTGGTTAAAGATGTATTTAAAACTAAAGATGATGCATTGGAAACACTAGAGAAAGCTCGATTACTTATTCCTCGAGATTGGAAGAATACACTTTTAGAACTTAGAGGTAAACCAACACTAGATGATTGTAAACATGAAAATAAGACCTATGAAGTTTGTGTAAATTGTGGAGAGAAGCATTTAAAAAATGAGGAATAATTTTAATCGACAAAAGTTATTTGATTACTTTATTTATAACTATGAATGTTGGATTTGTGGTCAAAATGGTCAAGATGCTTTTCATCATATTATAGGTCGAGATTCTAACTCGATTCTAAATGCAGCACCAGTTCATAATGATAAATGTCATTTACAGAAATCAGGTTGGTTACATAAACCAGAGGTAGAGAAACAATTATTACAAAAAACTTTTATATATTTAAAGAAACAAGACTATCAATTGATACAAAAAGACCTAGAATTTATAGCAAAATACGCGCATTATTACAAGGGGATAAAACTGGGGATAACTACTATTGCCAAGGAATAATAAATAAGTGAATATATAGTTAAGGAGGATATATGGATAAGAGTATATTAGCAGTAAATGAGATATTTGGCCCTACTGTTCAAGGTGAGGGTAAATCTGCAGGGAAGCCAGTTGTTTTTCTGCGTCTATCGTTGTGTAATTTATCTTGTATTTGGTGTGATACTCCTCATACTTGGAATTGGACTGGATCCAAATTCAAGCACCCTGAGAAGTTCGACAAATCCAAGGAAGTTCACAAAATGTCAATAATGGAGGTAATCGAACAGATTAAATCCAAAACGGACGGAACGATTAAATCACTTGTTATATCAGGTGGCGAGCCCTTGCTACAGCAACCAGCTCTTATAGAATTGTTAAAGATTCTAAAAGCAGAGGGTTGGTGGGCAGAGGTTGAAACCAATGGAACAATGGCACCGATAACTGATTTTGTGCAACTGATTGACCAGATCAACTGTTCACCAAAATTGGCAAATTCGGAAGATTCCCTGGGGCGTAGGTTTAAACCCCTCGCATTGGAGAGTTTAGCCCGTTGTTCAAAGGTTAACTTTAAGTTCGTGATCTCAAAGGAAGAGGATATGATGGACGTTATCGATTATGTCGATTTTATTCGATGTTTCGGTAATCCAGAAATTCGTCTCATGCCTCTCTGCATCACTAAAGAGGAACTTGAATCACGAGAACAAATGGTCAAAGAGCTTTGCTCTAAATATGACTTTATTTATACGACTCGTCTGTCTATTCTAATGGCAGGAAATGAGCGTGGTGTATAGGAGGCCTAAAAAACCTCCTCATTTCTGCCCTCTAACTTCGGAAGTAGACCCTATGGACGCATAGGCAATCTGAGAATGGTTCGACTCCATCGGAGGGCTCCAATAAGTTAGTTAAGATCTTTGGTTTCCGGAGCTCTTTAAAAGATACCTCTATACAAGGCGGCAGTTGTTGTACGTTTTAATATAGTGGCCGGTAATCAGTCGGTACAAGGAGACCAAGGTTTTTAGTTAAGTTATTAAAGAAACAAACACTATGTATAATATGTCTGTCAAAGTATTCTTTGACGCAGCTCATCAATTACAGGATAGTGAGGATTTGGTAACCAAAGCATGTGCAAGGTTACACGGTCATACTTATCATGTAGTAGTAAATTGCCAAGCACCTACAAATAATAGAGGTGGTATGGTAGTAGATTTTAAAGCTATTAAAAATATTATTAATAAGTTGGATCATCAATTTATTAATGATATCTTTAGCGAACATTTTGGATTATTTATTCAAAGCACAGCTGAGAATATTGCAAAGTACCTATATATTCAAATTCAAGATGCTTATCCAGATTTACAAAATATTCAAGTATTAGTAGCAGAGGGATACAAAGGAAAGGACTCGACTAGTTATGTCGGATATCAAGAATGAGAAGCAATTCTATGATTGGAATGAGTTTAATCGAGATATAAAAAATGGAGTGGCTAGATTATCTCCTTATCGAGGACAAATAAAAAATGTATTTGGTATACCAAGAGGTGGGCTTATTGTTGCAACCACTTTATCACATTATTTAAATGTTCCACTTATTTTAGATAGTAAAGAAATAAGTAATAACACATTAATTTGCGATGATATAGCTGACACAGGAGAGACATTTATTAAATTATTAGAATCTCTCGATTCAAATGTAAAAGAACCTTTAACTTTTAGCTTACATTACAACAATAGATCGAAATTTAAACCAACAGTATGGATTTGTAAAAAGAAAGCTTGGACGGTTTATCCTTGGGAAACATTAAAGACATCAAAATATGACAACAGATGATAAAATGGAAAAAATAACAGCAGGTGTTCAATTGTTATTAGCGGCAATAGATAAAACTTATTCTGTTGTAGATACCCGAGAAGGATTACAAAATACTCCTAAAAGGGTCGCCAAATCAATGCTTTATCAATATGATGGTTATAACCAAAAAGTAGAAGATATTTTAACCACTTTTGACAGTGAAAATTATGATGAAATGGTTATGTTAACCAACATCAAATTCTATAGTCACTGTGAACATCATCTTGAACCTTTCTATGGTAAGGCTCATGTAGCTTACATACCAAATGGAAAGATTGTAGGTATAAGTAAACTAGCCAGAGTGGTCGATATCTATGCTCGTAGACTTCAAAATCAAGAACGATTAACTAACCAAATTGCAGATGCTTTAGAAGAACATTTACACCCTAGAGGCGTAATGGTAATTCTTGAAGGTCAGCACTTCTGTATGATGGCTAGAGGAGTTGAGCAACAAGAAACTATTATGAAAACTTCATCATTAAGAGGAGTATTTAAGGATAGTGATAATTTAGCTCGACAAGAATTTCTATCATTAATAAAATAAATATGAGATATTTCTTTAGAATTTTAGCAATAGTCTATTTAATTTTCTGGATTGTTTTAATTGTTCCAGATATTAATAGCACATTAGATGCTTCTTATATGGGTTTTTGGGACGCTATACTTGTGATATTATCTTTGGCAGTAAATATGACACTTGGTTATTTAGCAGGTAGAGAAGCAGAACATGAATATAGAATTAAACATTAATTAAGTAAATATGAAAACTATTGTTGTACTATCAGGTGGACTTGATTCCACAACTTTACTTTATAAAGTATTAGCAGAGGGTAAAGAAGTAAAAGCTATATCATTTGATTATGGTCAACGCCATAAAAGAGAATTAGATATGGCTAAACAGACTTGTGAAAAGCTTGGTATCGAACATAAGGTAATAGATTTAGGATTTTTTAAAGAGTTAGCATCTAACTCAGCTCTAACCGGAGATATTGAAGTACCAGAAGGTCATTATGAAGATGAAACAATGAAGTTAACCGTAGTGCCTAATCGTAATATGGTAATGGCTTCTATCGCTATTGGTTGGGCTGTTAACTTGGAATTTGATGAGGTAGCTATGGGAGTGCATGCAGGAGATCACGCTATTTATCCAGATTGTCGACCAGAATTTATTGATTTAATCCGTCAAACAGCAGCTATTGCAAATTACCGACCTATTGGAATTTATGCACCTTATATTAGCTCTGATAAAGGAGATATAGTGGCGGATGGAGTTAAATTAGGAGTAGATTATTCTCTTACTCAAACTTGTTATAAAGGTGGAGATAAGCCTTGTGGAGCCTGTGGTTCCTGTCAAGAAAGGGCTTATGCATTTGAAAAAGCAAAGGTCGAAGATCCATTAATTATAAAGGAATAAATAAATGCCAGAAAAAAAAGTATCAAAGATTGCAGAATTTCGTAAAGCTATTAAGGCCGGTAAATCGGTTGAAGAAGCTATTAAGGAATCCGGTGTTTCTAAAGGAACTGCTGCAGTTCAATTAGGTAAGATTAAAAAAGAAGTAGCTGAGGCACAATAATGAAGATTTATCTTGGTTTATCTCCTGATGACCCTAAAAATTATAAAAACTTTGAACGAGTTCTTATCTCTTATCATTATTTTAAAAAGAAGTATGATGAGGTTAAAGATTTAATCAAACCATATGATCTATTTGTTGATAGTGGAGCTTTCTCAGCTTTTACACAAGAGAAACAAATTGACTTAGAAGATTATATGCAATGGATTAAAAAGAATAAGTTTAAAGAATATGCTGCTCTTGATGTTATTTATGATCCTGAACAAACCAAGAAGAACTTTGAGTATATGAAAGAGTGCGGACTTAAACCTATTCCAACTTTTCATTACAATGATAAGTTAAAAAATATTCAACAGGTTCGTGCTCAAATGGAATGGTTATTTAATGAACCACACATAGCTTTGGGAGGTCTTGTACCACTTGCTAAAGATAAGAAAACTATAACTAATTGGTTAGATGCATGTTTTGCTAATCTATATCCTTATGTGGAAAAAGGTATGAAAGTGCATGGTTTTGGGGTATTGGCACCTGATTTACTTCGTCGATACCCTTGGTATTCTGTTGATGGCACATCGTGGATTCAAGGTGGTAAGTATGGTGAAACAGTTCAATTTGACGGTATGAGAATGAAACGAACTAATAATGCCTTAACAGAATCTTTAAGATTAACTCGAGATTATAAAGCTATGAATGCTAAAACAATTGATGAGTTTAAAAAATTAGAAAAAGAAGTAACAGGCCTATGGTCTAGTAGAGGAATTAAATTTGATGAGTAATATATTAGAACAATTTCCAACTAAAGAAATGGAAGTTAAGATTGATGCCTGTATGCCTAACAAATGGAATCCTAATAAGATGTCTGAGAGTAAATTCAAGAATCTTGTAGCGTCTATTAAGTTAAGAGGATTTCAACGATTTATTACGGTTAGAGAAGTGGCCGGTATGTATGAGATTATGGACGGTGAACATCGTTGGAAAGCTTGTAAGGAATTAGGATATAAGACAATTAAAGTTCATAATTTAGGAGAAATTGATGATATCGTAGCTAAGGAAATTACTTTAATCTTTAACACACTTCACGGTGAACATGATATTTTAGAGGAAGCTAAAGTGCTTAAAGAGTTAAAAGATGCACAAATAGCAGGTCAAACAGTTTTATTTGGTGAAGATCATAAGCTTGTAGATGAAAAGATCGCATTACTTGATTTTAATCCAAAACAATATTTAGATGCTGATTTAGACCAGCCACAAAAAGATTTCTTTGCTGTTATTATGGGAACTGTGTTAAAACTTCAAAGTCAATTACAACAAGGAGAGAATATTCGAGGTAATGATGATGCGTGGATGTTGGTTCAACAAGGACTTGAATGGTGTCGAGCTATGAAAGATGTGTATAGTAAGAATAAACAAAAGATTGAAGTAGCCGCTAAAAATGCTCCTATTGAGGGTCAAGGCGAGATACTATGATCCAATTTATCTTAGAAGGTAATCATAAAAATCCAAATGGTAATCCATTAGGTTATCATAGAACAACAACAAGACAGAAATGGAATCCTCAGTATCAAGACTATATAGCTTATAAATCTTGGGTGGTAAAAGAGTTTTGGAACCAAGTTAAATTACCATTGGAACCTAATTGGAAAGTGGATAAACTAGCATTGGAACCCTTTGTCGAAAAGGTTCGAGGTAGGGTCGAAATCGACATACAGTTTGCTAGTGAAAGACATGCTGATTCTGATAATGTGGTTAAAGGTATACTGGACGCACTTTTTAAACAAGATAAGGAAATTGATGTATGTACAACACATACATGTGGTAATAAACAAGCAAGAGTATTAATACAAATATATGATAATAATGAATTGGCTTAGGAATTTATTAAAAAGTAAACCTAAACCTAAAAAATTAGTGATACAATCAACACCGAATAAGGATTGGACAATATCTCGTCAAGTAGGTCGAGATATTCATAATAGTATTTTTATAGAGGCTATTTGTTACCACGGTATAGGTCATCATAGAGGAGTGCATGGTTGTGATGGGTGTTGTGGGTCTTGGCCAAAAGAGGTAGCTTTACAAACAACTAAAGAAGATTAACAATTTTAGTGCATAACTAAGATTGATTATCTCTTAAAAATCATATATAATTAAATTAACAATTAACTAATCAGAGATGAAAATCAAAAAAATACAACTAGAGGCAATCTTTCAAATGTTAAAAGGCACAGAGGGAGTCCTAGATTTTAAAGATTCAAGAATTCGTGATTCGATTTTAAAGCCATTGGCAGATACGTTACAAACCTATTATGATGATAGGAATAAAATCTACCAGGCTTTTTGTTTAAAAAAGGAAGATGGGACACCTGACTATCTAGAGGAAAATGGTGAAACAAAGTATCAATTCCCTAAAGAGAAGCTTGACGAAATCAATAAAGAATTATTAGCGTTAGCTGATGAGGAAGTTGATATGTATACTACTGATAACCCACTTAAATTCCGTGAAATTATGTTAAAATCTGAGTATAAGCCTAAAGTTGGTGAATCCGAACAGATTGAGGGAGTAATGGAATAATGGAACTAACTAACGAAGAGTTTGAGGCACTATCCAAAGATATGCAAAAGGTTTTAGAAGCCCACAATGTAGAAATTATTATTCGTTCTGAATTGTCATTTAAAAAAATTGAAACAAATGGAGATAGTAACGAAACCAAAACAGAAGAAGTTAAAACTGACTCCTAAACAGATATTCTTTGTGAACGAAATAGTTCTAGGTACGCCACAGACACTTGCAGCTCTAAAAGCTTATAATGTTAAAGGAGAGAGAGCATATCACACAGCCGCAGCTATTGCATCAGAGAACTTAACAAAGCCTAACATTGACTTAGCTATTAAAACACAGTCAGAAACCTTAAAAGCAGCGTTAGTTGAAAAGGGAGTAACAGTAGCTAAAGTAGCTGAGAGAGTTAATGATCTACTAGATGCTAAAACTCCTATTTATAAGAATAACAACGCCACTAAAACTATTGAACTAGTTGGTTACAATAAAGACTATGGAGCTATAGATAAAGGACTTAAACATGCCCTTAATATATATGGTATTGAGGATGTAGCTGATAAACCAAAAGTTATGAATACTTATAACTTCCTATTTAATCCAGAAGCTCAAAAAGAGATAAGAGAAATAGAAGAAAAAATTAAAGCTAAATTAATAAATGTTCGACCGAGTACGGAGAATAATTAAACTTAGTAAGAAAGACCCAAAAGCAATAGAGGAACTTACTGAGAAACAAATAGAAAGCTTACCTGATGTTGGAGATGGTAAAGCAGTCTTTTTGGGTTCTGGAACAGAGGAAGAATTTAGAGAGCAAGAGAAGGCTGACAAAGGTTTGAAGGGAATCTTTGGTTTATGACAAAAAGAACATGTAGTCATGGTTCAAAGGTTGGTTATAGTAATGAGGATCAAGCAAAGGAAGCTAGGAAGACATTGAAGTGGAGAACAGGGAAGATGGGTAACACAAAGATTTATAAATGTCCGTATTGTAAAAGGTTTCATTTAACAAGTAAAGGTTATTAATGGAAAATCCAGACTTCCTAATTTTAAAGGTTAGAATAACAATATTAGATATTAAATTACCTGATCCATTATTAGAGTGGGTTAAAGATGTTTTAAGTGAACAATCTTTACCTAAAAGGAAAAAAGATGATTAACTTAGACCAAACTCCTCACCCACTTGTTGAGGATCATTACCATATTAGAGAACTTATAGAGGGTCAGGAAAAAAGAGCTGCTGATCGTAAATATCACCAAGACAAAGAAAAATTGTTAAGGGAACGAGATGAATTAATAGCAGACTCTAAACCTTTTGTATTAACAGACTTTTATTGTGATAAATGTAAAAAGGATTTTAAAGGTCAAGCGATTAAACAGGTTGAACTGGATTGGTATGCTAATCAGAGAATTGCTTATTACAAGTCCAAATGCTTTAGAGGGCACTGGGTTATTAGACTTATTACAGATAAATATAAAGATGGTTTCTATCAAAGGTCGAAGCTAGTTTTTCTAGATAGAGGAAACCATTTTAATGATACAGTCCAGCCACATGAGACTGGATTTAATTTGTTATATGGTAAGAAATAATTAAATTAACTATTATGAGAAAAAATAAAGAACAAAAGGATAATATTCAAAAGCCTAAAGAAATAACGATTAGTAAAGAAACAGCTAAGCGTAACATAGCTGAGTGGTTATATGTTAATGATGGTGCAATGGAAAACAAACAGGCTTGGCGTATTGGTTTAATTGAGGTAATAGCTTTTAACATTAATCATTTAAAATAATGCAAGTATCAAATAATTACATTTTAGTTATAAAGGTTCCAGAGGAGACAAAAGAGGGATTTAAGACGGTAGATGTTCAAGACAATTATGTTTATATGGGTAAAGTTAAGCTAATACCAGAGGCTCCAGTATTTATGGGTAATAAGCAGGTAGCACCGGGAGATATAGTCTACTTCGCTAAATATTCGCCGGACACACACGAAATTGACTTAGATGGAGAGAGAGTCAAGTTTGTGGCTGTAAGCGATATACTGGCGGTATTATAATGCGTGTAACTAGAGCAAATGTTGAGGAGTATGCCAAAAGCAAAGGTTGGGAACCAATCCAAATTGATGGCACACCAGAGGGTTTTGCTTGGCAGGAACCTGATGTAACAATTGGAGACAAACAACATAAAGGTAGAATAATTAAATTTGAACCATTACAAGAATGGGATAAGGGGATCACTTATGTCTAAAGAGGTAAGTTATGGAGCTGAGGCTCGAACTAAAATTAAAATAGGTATTGATAAGGCAGCTAATGCTGTTAAACCAACACTTGGGGCTGTTGGTAGAACAGCTATCATTGAATGGCCAGGGCTTGATCCTATTGAGGCAGACGATGGTGTAACTATCTTAAAGAACCTAGAATTTAAGGATAAATATGAAGAAATAGGACTTAATAAACTTAGAAAAGCTGCTATTCGAACCTCTACCGAGGGAGGTGACGGTACTGCTACAACAACTATCCTTACACAAAGTTTGGTTGAAGAAGCATTTAAACTCATTGCGCATGACGCTTCAAACATTAGAGAGATACGAGAGAGACTTGAACAAGGAGTTGAAGAAGTCTTACAAGAACTCAGCAAAAGCAAACAGGAAATCACCGAGAATGAAATCGAACGAATTGCAGCAATATCAACTCTTGATCCCGAGATTGCGAAAGTCATCGCAGAAGCGATAAAAGAGGTGGGGATAAATGGGGTCATAACTATCGAAAAAGGTGCACAACTAGGTTATACAAGCGAAGTTGTTAAAGGGGCTAGGTTTAATAGTGGACTAATTTCTCCTTATTTTATCAACGACCCAGAGACTCAAAGCACAATACTTGAGGACGCCTATATTGTATTAGTAGATAGAAAGATTTCTACTAATGAACAAATCCTTAATTTACTTAATTCAATAGGAACTGGACAAAATATTTTATTTATTGCAGATGGTGTGGATTCGGTAGCATTAGGTTCCTTAGTTGCTAATGCTCAACAAAGAATTGCTAATATTGCTTGTGTAGCTAATCCTTACTCAGCAAGTCGCGCTCGAGATTTTCTCTTTGACTTAGCCGCTTTAACCTCAGCAACGGTTATTTCCGAGGAAGCAGGAATGAAGCTTAATGAGGCAACAAAGGAATTATGTGGTAGAGCTAAAAAGGTTATTGTAACACGTAACCATTGTACTATTATTGATGGTGAGGCAGCCGATGATTTACACCTTAGAGTGTTAGGTATTGAATCAGAAATAGAGAATTGTACCTCTGAGTACACCAAGACGATGTTAGAGGAAAGACTTGCTCAATTAACAGCTGGTATTGGTGTTATTCGAGTAGGAGCTTATACAGATACAGAATTTAACACAAAGAAATATAAATTTGAAAATGGTGTTAATGCAACTCAAGCAGCTTTACAAGAAGGAGTTGTAGCAGGAGGAGGAGTGGCCTTGGCTAAACTAACAGTTAAAGAACCTATGTTTCATAAGGTATTAATTGCTCCTCTTAAACAAATGGCTATTAATGCAGGTCTTGATCCTTATAAGGTTGTTCATGATGTACAAAATAGTGAGGGTGGTTACGACTTTAAAGAAAAGAAAATGGTTAATATGTTCGAAGCCGGTATTATTGACCCATTTAAAGTAACTCGATTGGCTTTAGAATCAGCAACAGCCATAGCTCAAAGCCTTGTTAATATAGATGTAGCAATTGTTAACGAACCAGAACCTAAGAAAAATGAATAGATGGATAAACAGTACTTTTCAATACTCCAATGGATAACTGAACGCGGACTTGTCTCAGAAAAAGGTGATCCCTTTGATTTTCGGGATCGCCCTTTTCTTATTGATATTCTAAGAGATTGGAATCCTAATATAGTCTTAACAGCATGTGCTCAAGTAGGTAAATCAGTAACCTTTGCTATTAAGGCCTTATTTGCTATTAAACATTTACATTTTAACATTATCTATACAATGTCCTCTGACTCAGATGTTAATGAGTTTGTTAGTTCTAAGTTTAACAAAATAGTTCAAGCTAACTCTCATGAGTTTGTAGGTATGGCTACAGACAATGTAGAACGAAAGGAGTTTAATGACCGATTTATCTTCTTCAAAGGAACCAATAGTAAGACCGCTGCCATCTCAACCACAGCAGATCTTCTCATACATGACGAAATTAGTCGGTCAGACCAAGGAGCCATTGAAACTTACAAGTCTAGAACTAAAGCTTCTACCTACAAAGGACGCTGGATGTTTTCAAATCCTGGGTCGGAAAGAGACGAGCTTGATTTACAATGGAATAAGTCCGATCAAAAGGAATGGTATGTAACCTGTTCTAATTGTAAGAATGCACATGAATTAACTTTTCCTGATTCTATTGATATGGAAAAGAAAATTTATATTTGTAAAGAATGTAAAGCTCCTTTGACAGATGATGATAGACGGGCAGGTCAATGGGTTGCTCAGAACCCTGGTTCAAAGATATCAGGTTATCATATCAGTCATTTAATGTGCACTTGGATTTCGGCTGAGGAAGTAATTTCTGATAGTGAGGGAGATCCAGCTTATTTTAATAATTTCGTGTTAGGTAAATCTTATAGCCCAGGTGATTTAAGTGTTACTAAGACCACATTACTTGACCTCTGGACACCTAAAGATTTATCTGCTAAAGATGTTTTTATTGGTATTGATGTTGGTAATATTAAACATTATGTAATTCGTTCAACTAAAGGAATATTGAAGATCGGTAGGTTTACTAATTGGGCTGATTTAGATGATATAATAGCATTTTGGAAACCAACATCAGGTGTTATTGATGCTATGCCAGATAACACCGCTTCAAAGTATTATGTCGATACTTATCCGTGGATGCAGATGTCTTATTTTATGGAGAATAATAACAATCCTCAGACAATAGTGTGGTGGGGAACGGGGGATAAAAAAGGCATTGTTTATAGTCATAGAGACCGTATCTTAGATCGTATGTTTACTGACATGATCGAGGCTAAGTTTCTAATAGGTGTTACACCTGATGCTCAATTCCAATTATTTATTAAACACTTTGAAACAATGCGTCGAGCTAAAGTAGTTAATAATAAAGGTATTGAGCGATATATTTGGGATTCCACAACAGGTGAGGATCACTATGTATTTGCTTGTCTTTATGCTTACCTTGCTATGGAAGGAAATGGGGCTGGTATTTTCTTTAATGAGGTAGAGGAAAAAGAATCTGTGTTAAAGCATGATAATGTGTATGATATTACAAGAGCTTTCTTAGATAATAATGGGGGATAACTTAAAACAAATGACCAAAATAGAAATAACCGATCCAGTTGAGATCGAACAATATAAAAACTTTATCAAATACCAAGCTGAGTTAAATCAGGAACAAAAACAATGGAAAGAATTAAGAACATTCACAAAACAATTAGGTTTTGGTTCCTTCACATTGGTTGTTAAAGATGGTTTACCACATAGAGTAGATAACCCTATGCAAACAATAGTACTTGGTATTAAACTTTAGTTGAAGTTTATCGTTGTTTCATGTATAATTAAGATAAATAAAGGAACAAGCTAAGGGAAGAACCCAGGGCTAACATTATAACCTCAGTGTATGAGATTATGTTGTTAGCTCTTTTTATATACAATGGCCAAATTAGATATAAAAACATTAAGTGATGACCAGTTAAAGAAACTCATTAATAATAGATGGGAATCTTCAAGCACTATCTGGGATACCTTAAATAGTGTTTATAAACAAAATACTGCAATTTACGAGAATAAAGCCGACTGGGTTAATAATCTTCCATATACTCGTAAGAATTGGGCAGTACATGCTAATCGTGTCTTTGTTAACATGGAAAGTGTTATCAACTCGATTATCGCAAATCCTCCAGGGATTAATATTCTACCTGCTCGAGATGGTGAGGAAGCACAGGAATTTGCAAGAAAACTAGAAAGCTTCTTTAGAAAGAAGTTTATTGATTTAAACATAAAAGAAACGATGCGAATGGGGTATAGAAACCTTTATTTCGGTCGTTTAATTGTTATTAAGGCCTTTTGGAATCCTTTAATTAACGATTTTGACTATCGAGCTATTGATCCTCGTAAGATTCGAGTAGGTAAATATGCAAGAAAAGAACAAGATTCTGAATTTGCCATAGAAGAAATTGAAGATAATCTTTGTTCTGTATTAGAACGTTTTCCTAATAAAAAAGCTGAGGTAATGAAAAAGTATGGAATTAATGATGAAGCTGAGGCTTACATTAAGAATCCTGATGTTACCTATAAAGAAGCTTGGATTAATGACTATGTAATCTTTAAATTAGAGGACATTATCCTTGATGTTATCAAGAATCCATACTGGGATTGGGACGGTATTCTTATTACAGAAGAAGAAGAACAGATGTTAGAGAATAAAGGAGAGGACGCATTACAAGGCGATTACAGACGTCAAAAATTACAGGAGATTAAACTACAACAAGACCAGCGCCAAATGGCCTTACAAGCTCAAAGTCAAGCTCTACAACCTAGTGGAGAGACTGATCCTAATAGTGAGGAACCGGGAGAATCTCCTGAATCTCAAACACCTATAACACCAACAGCAGAACAATATAAGCCATATTACTTTAATTACTTTGACAATCCTCGTAAACCTTATATTTACGGTACGATCTTTAACAATGAGAATACTCCAATCGGTCGTACTGATATGATTACCTTATCGGCTGAACTACAAAGAGGTATTGATAAACGTAAAATGGATATCGATGAAAATTGTGAATTAGTTAACGGTATTATTAAGGTAGATTCCTCGGTGATGGGCAAGTCTGATGCACAACGAATTAGATTTGAAACTAAAGGTATTATTTGGGGTAAAGGTGTTAAAGATGGTGTTACTCGAGAGACAGGCACACCACTTCCAGATATGGTCTTTAAAGATATGATTGATTCACGATCTGAAATTGATAATATTATGGCTGCTTCCTCCGCTTTCCGTGGTGAAAGAGAAGGTCAAGAGACTAAAGCAGGTCGTTTGGCACTTATTCAACAATCTTTCTTACGCTTAAATGAATTAATCCAATTAGGTGATTACATTTATAAAGAAATCTTTGATTGGGGTATGCAACTTGCTAAGACTCGTTATACCGAATACCACTATGCTAAGTGGATGGGTAAGGAAGATGCTAGAGAAGTTATTGAACTTATACAAGATGACTTCGAAACTGGCACCGAAGTTAAGATTGTTGCTGGTAAAACACTTCCTGTTGATGATGAATTTAAATTTGAACAAGCTCAAAATGACTTTAAACAAGGAGCTCTTGGTTTAACCGATTACTTAGAAATTTCTCAATACGATAATGCAAAGGAAGTAGCTCAAAACGCTGTTAAATACAAGATTAATCCAGTTATTGCCACAGGTATACCAGAGGAAGACTTATCTAAACTACAACCACAGAAAACAGAGGAAAAACCTCCAAATGTATCGATTAATTACTCTGATTTACCTCCTGATGCACAAGGTCAATTACTACAAAAGATAGGTATTCAAGCTGATCCAAACATGTTAGTGGCAAAAGAGGTCGCAGCTAATGATAAAAATAAGAGTGAATTAGCATTAAAAGCTGATCAACAAGCCCATTTACAAGAAATGGATCATAAAAAACAGGCGTTAGAAACCACAAAGGTTATAGCACCTCCTCAACCAGTAATAAGTAATCAATAAACATATGCCATTTAAGTCAAAAGCACAAATGAGAGCAGCCTTTGGTGGTTACCTAGGCAAAGAAATGAAAGCTAAAGCAAAGGAATTTGCAGATAGCACACCTAACATCAAAAAACTTCCTATGCATAAGAAAAATGCAAAGGATAGTAAACCCACAATGACTCAACGTATGAATGGATTGATTAAAGGATAGTTTACAGACTTGGGGTAGTATCAATTGCCTACCTCAAGATGTGTAAATTATTACACTACAATTAACCAGACCAAGCAATTTATTCCAGTCGTTGGATATAGTAAGGATACATTCGTAACTTCAAACTTTTAGCGGTTACAATAATCGACCGAAAGCAGGGGTAGAAGTAAAACGTGTATCCCTATAAAACTATGTATCCCTGCTATACCCAACGACCAAGTTATAAAGGGGCAGTCTAGGAGAAATGTATGGACGAAGAAAGTATCGCCGCTGAGCCCAGTGAAGAAAATGGTAACATTCCTGCAGAGGAAATGGGTGCCGTTTCTACACCAAGTGAGCAGACAGGTGAAGAAGGAGCTACCAATGAGGAAGCTTCAACAGGTGAAAATCCTGAAGCAACACCTACCACAGAACCCGAGTTATACGAGTTACCTGATGGTCGGAAAGTCGATGGTGCGACTTTAGCTAAGGAATGGAAAGATAATTTTCTTCCTGATTACACCAAAAAATCTCAGACTCTTGCTGAGATAGAGAAGTCTAAACAAACTAACCAAACTCCTGAACAGAAGCCTTATCAGGATCCAAATTGGACTCCAAAAGATTGGCCTGAACTTATCGAAGTAGCAAAACAGGAAATCAAAGGAGATTTAGAGGCACAAGCTAAGGCACAAGCAGAGGCTAGGGCACAACTTGAGGATTCTATAGCTGCAGAGCTAACAGAACTTAAAAAAGTTGATCCTACTCTGAATGAAAACGCCTTATTCTTACATGCTAATGAATATCGTGAGAAGTATGGAGTTTCGTTTCCAAACCTTACAGCAGCTCATGCACATATGAAAGATGTACAAGCTCTGACTAAGAATGTCCAGCAAACTACAGCTAAGAATATAGCTAAAAGAGCTGACCCAGTATCGGCTAGTCCCAGTGCAACTGGAGCGAAACCAGATCCATCACAATTCCAAAATGCTAGGGATTATATTAGGAGTTTAAAAACATAAGGGAAACATATGATCTTTAACGCAGCGGTTACTACAACCACTCGAGAGTTCATTCTAAAGAAAGTTTACGATCAGGTTACCACTGGTACTCCTGGGCTTATGACTTTCTTACAAAAGCCAAAAGAATGGACATCTGGTACTTCTTATAAATTCGCTATTAAATACCAAGATACTACTAATGGTGGTAACATGGGTATTGCGGATAAGTTAGACACAGATCGCCAAAACGTTCGTGTGCAAGCTGAATTCAATTTGAAAGCAGCTAACAAGCCTGTAGTCGTAGCTATTGCTGAAACTACAGCAAACATGGGAGATGAACAAATCGTTGATCTTCTTGATACAGAATTTGATTCTCAAGCTCAGTCTTTAATGACTCTCTTGGCTCAAAACTTGTATACAGGTAATGGAACTGGTAATGATTGGGACTCATTGAAAAATGCAGCTGCCGATTCTACCCTTTTTGCTACCTATGGTGGACTTTCACGTTCCACATATAGCGCTTGGTCAGGTTATTACCTAGCATCTGCAGGTGCTTTGACCTTAGCAAAACTAGCTACAGCTGATGATGCTGTAACTATTGGAGTTGATTCTCCAGACTTAGCTTTAACCACTAAAGCTATTTGGTCTACTTATGAATCTTTGTTAACACCATCAGTTCGAGCTAACTTCTCAACAGCTGGTTACCCACGTATGAACGCATGGGGTGGTGTTCCTGCAACACCTGGTTTTGGTGGTCAACAAGGTTTCGTATATTTGACTTTCCGTGGTACTCCTATTGCTAAAGATGAACAAGTTCCTTCTGGACAGTTCTATTTGGTAAATACTAAAGGATTCGGATTCGTTGGTTTTAACTACGAAGATGAAAACATCATGACTGCAAACTTCAAACAAACATCTGATGCTGTACCAAGTGGTGTTCCGGGAAATGTAAAATCCACTCGTGGATTCCAATTCCGTAAGATGATGTCTCCTGTTGATCAATTGACCAAAGTTGGTTACTTGATTTATGCAGGTAACTTTATTGCAACAGAATGTCGCCTACAAGGTCAACTATCTGGTGTAAGCTAAACATTAATTAGCCTAAGCTAGAAAGGACTAAAATGGACGCACATATGGTTCAACAAATAATTAAATATTCGGACGGTACGGAAACGGTTATCAATTACAGAGGTGTGATTGTAGATGGTGTCCTAGTTCCGGATAAAATTGGAGATCACATGGACGAGGAAATCGTAGAGGAAGCAATTGAAGAAGTTGCTCCTGAATCAGTAGAGGAATCTGCTGAAGCTCCTGTCGAAGAAGTAGCTGAAGAAGCTATTTCTGAACCAGAAGTTGAATAATTAATAAGTATTTTCGCCGATTACCGGATTAAGTTCCGAGTGGGAGAAATACAAAGGAAAATACATGGCAGATTATACAGGCAATTTAATGGAAGATTACTTACCGAACGTAAAGTTCCAAGGTATTCGAACCAATAAAGATATTACAGTAGGTGATAGTTCTACTGTAACATTGCCAGCCACAACAACTATTGGTGGATCTGCGGTCGTAGCGTTAGGAGATATTACATCTTCCTCAACTACTGCCTCAGCATTTACCGTTACAAATACTGGTATCTTTACCGGTTCAAAAGTGGTAGGAATTACCGCTAATAGTGCTACAACTGGTACTATTGTTCTAATGACAGCTAATGGTTTAACCTCTGGTACAGGTATGTTAATTACATCTACCGGTACTATGGTAACCACTGGTAACCTATTAACCTTAACTGGTAATAGTGCTACTACTGCCGCTGGATTACTTCGAGTTAATGGTAATGCTTTAACTTCTGGTTCTCTAGCTGCATTTGCTTCAAGTTCGGCCGATACTACAGCTCGTAACTTAGTGTCGATTACTAACTCTGGTACACTATCTGTTGCCGCTGTTCCATTGGCTTTGACCAACAACGCGGTTACTGGTACTGGTTCAAAGTTTGTTAAGATGCAAACATTGAGTCAAACAAGTAAGACTGTAACATTCTGGTTGTCAATTGATGCAACAACTCCAAATGGTAACTTAACTGGTACCGCTGGTGATATTTGTTTCAATGGGCCGTCAAGTGTTCCTTACTACTGTACTGGAACTACTAACTGGACTGCTTTAGCTTAATTAATTAATCCGAAGCTTTCGGAGAATAGCCAATAGATTAAGAATCTAAAGGCTGAAATAAATGAACCAAGTTTCATTCCAGTCTGTTTATCAGACAATTACTGCTCGTGGAGAATTTAAGCTCGGTCAAAGAGCTGCAACTCCTGACGGTCGTGTATGGAGATTCGTAAAGAATAACTCCACAATTGCTCTAGGTAATATTGTTATTCCTAACACTGTTTCTAGTGCTGATCTTTGGTCTTCTTCAACAGATAGCCAAGGTCGTATCGTGTATCTTACCCGAGCTGCTAACGCTTTAACTGTTGGTGCTTACGAAGATGCTATTGGTGTAGTTGACCAAGGAACTGGCGTAGGTCAGACTTTCAAAATTCGAACTAACAACGCAACCACTTTGACACTCTATCCAGAAACTGCTTTAAGCACTGCTTTAGCCGTTGCAGATTCCGATCTTACTTGGATTGGTATGTCAAATGTTATCATTGCTGCTATCACTTCCAAAGTTCAAATGACACAAGGTGCATTCCAATGTTCCGCTGTATCAGGTGACTATGGTTGGATTTTACAGCAAGGTGATGGTCGCGCTGTTGCAGGTGAAGTATTGGTTGTTGGTGAATCATTTGTATCAGGTGATGACACAGCCGGTCAAGTACTAAAAGGTACTACTGCTAAAGGTGACTTCGACGAACAAAATCTTGGATATTGTATCATTGCTAATGATGCAGCTGACCAAGGTGTGTTAGTACGTTACTTTGTAGACTAACGTCTTATCCTTACTCCTCTTAATGGGGAGTGGGATATAGGACATTAGTTCTATCGCTAGGAAAGACAAAGCCTAGTGTATTAAGGAAAGGAAACTCATGCAAAACGCACCAGTTTCAAATCCAAATGATTTCAAGGTTGTCGCTTTTCACAACCTAACTGAGTTTGGTTTCACCCCCGAGATGGGGTGTATGTACGATGGTCGTCCTATTAATGGAAAGACAGGAGCTCCCGGTATTGATGCTGGAGAAACAGTCATTCTTCCATACCATATTGGACACCAATTAGCGCTTAACTTAGCTAAAAGAGTGTTAAATACCTCTCCTGCAGCTACAGTTGATAAAGCTGGAATCCCAACAGGGGTGCCAGTTTGGAGTAAAGATCGGTTAGAACAAGAGAAAAGTAAGTTCCTAAAGGACTTATATGTAGAAGAAAAACCTGCGGCTCAAAACGAAACCGATAAGTTAATGGCTAAAGTCGATGAGTATAAAGCTATGGTAGAAAAGTTGTTAGCTACCAAGAGCGATGAAGTAGCCACTCCACAGGAGAAAAGTCTCATAGAAGCGATGTCTGAGCCCCAAACAAGCAATGTAGAGGGTCAAGTATTCGCAGATAAACAAGAAGTTTTAGCTGAACTTGAAAAGAGAGGCATAAAACACGATAAACGTAAAAATAAAGCAGAGTTAGAAAAACTCTTAGTGTAAAGATTAGAAAGAGCTTAAATATGGAAAATATAGTTACAAAAGAACAAATGGAGTCCTTACAAGCTCTTTCTGACCTCAATATTAAGATCAGTGAGGCGCGTAATGAACTAATTAAATTACAGGAAAATGAGACTGAATATTTAGTTTTACGCGAAAAAAAGGCTATGGATCGTATAGAAAAAACGATTCAAGATAGTCAAGAATTATTACAAATTGCTAATAAGAATTATGGAGAAATACAGGAAATAGCAAGATTAATTCATGAATTCACAGCTAGTTTAATCAAATTATCACAGGATTACCGTCAATTAATTACTACTTTTGAAGAAAGAAATGTCATTTGGGAGCGTAATATAGGTAAACAACAAGATGAATTGAATATAATGAAGCAAAATTTAACAGCATTACAAACATTTTTAGAAAATGATCGTAAAGGTTTAGAGCTAGAAAGGGCTAAACTGGTCGATGATCAAAAGAAATTAGCCTCAGATCAAGGGCTATTACAACGTAATATTAAGCGAATTAATAAATAAATATATGAAAAGCTCATTACCAGCTGATGGAAATTTTAAACCATTTAGCACACCACCAAGCGCTCTTATAACCACTGCTTTAGCAACTACATACGATGCTACTATCTCTAGTTCTACTACAGTAACCTTTAATACTGCCTCAACCACAATTGAAGTTACAGCGTTATTAAAAGGTATTTTTATGAAATGGGACGGAACGGCTTCCTCAACTACCTTTGATGAATTTATTGCTCCAGAAAGCACTAGAGTTTATCAAATTCCTAGTGGTTCTACCTCAGCTCAATTTATAGAGGAAGCAGCAAGTGCACACTTAGTAGTAATTGAAAAATAATGAATGCTTCAAGAGATAACAATTTTGTTCCGGGAAAGTTAGGAGTATTATATACTGATCCAACTGTAACTATTCCAATTGCAATATCTGAAAGTAATGGTGGAATGAAAATAAATACAATGGATACAGTTCAATTTACTATGACGCCTATTGATCCTAAAGATGAAAATTATGTAAATTGTATGACATTTGAAGGCACCGATGGATTAGTCTATCCGTGGATTGTAGATGCTGATGGTGCAGTATTAATAGATATGTAATTAATAAAAATATATGGCAGACGCTCCAAGAGATAACAATTATATACCTGCGATATTGTTGGAAAGTTCAACAAATCCAGGAGTTGTATTAACAGCTAAAGGCGATGAAATTACTGGCCGTCTTTTAGTTGACAATAGTGGTGGTGGCTCTGGTACTGTAACTTCAGTATCAGTAACATCAGCCAATGGTTTTGCGGGAACAGTAGCTACTGCTACCACAACACCAGCAATTACCTTATCCACAACTATTACAGGTATTATAAAAGGAAATGGTACTGCTATTTCGGCAGCAACTGCTGGAACCGATTACACAGCCTTAGCCTTTAAAACAATAGCAGTATCAGGACAATCAGATGTGGTGGCAGATTCTGCAGCTGATACTTTAACTTTGGTTGCTGGAACTAATGTAACCATAACAACTGATGCAGCTACAGATTCCATTACTATTAACGCCTCAGCTGGTGCAAGTGGTATTACTATTGGTACCACAACTATAACGTCTGGTACTACAACAAGAATTCTTTATGATAATGCAGGAGTTGTCGGTGAATACACAATTACTGGAACTGGAACAGTTGTTGCTATGCAAACCTCTCCAAGTTTACTTACTAGCCTACTTATGGATAGTGGTTTTGTTATGAACTGGGCTAGCTCGAACGTAGTTCTTACTCATAGTGCTGGAATCTTAACTCTTGGTACTGGAACACTTAAAATTACCAATCCAACTAATACAGCAACTTCTGTTGTTACTATTGATGGAACACAGACTTTAACTAATAAGAGTATTTCTGGTGGTCAGATTACTTCTGCGGTAGCAACAGCCACTGCATTAGCTAATACACGCACTATTTGGGGACAAAACTTTGATGGAACAGCTAATGTAACTGGTTCATTAACTGCCGTTACTGATATTACTGGTGGTGCTTCTAATATGATTATTACTTCTGGTACTGGAGTTAGTCGAACTCTTACATTAAGAACCACAACCTCTGGTAGTGTTGCAACAGCTGCTATTACAATTGATGACACCCAAATGTCAACATTTGGTGGAGATTTAACTATCAATGCGCATAACATTATTACTGATACAACAACTGGTATAAAGATTGGTACAGGAACAACACAAAAAATTGCATTCTTTAACTCAACTCCAATTGTTAAACCAAGTGGTGATGTAACCACAGCTTTAACTAACTTAGGTTTGGTAGCTACCCCTACAATTAATGCAGATACAGTAGCATCGGCTAATGAAGCAACTGATACAACTTGTTTTCCATTATTTATCACAGCATCTGGCACTCAAACACTTGCCACTAAAAATAATACTAATCTTACTTTCGATTCAAGTGGTGCTATTTTAGGTTCTACCATAATTAATGCAGGAACTGGTTTTCGAGTTGCTGGTGCAGCTGCCTCTAATAAAATTCTAAAAGGTAATGGTACAAACTTCGTAGCCTCAACAGAAACTTATGCAGCACCAGGAACTAGCGGAAATGTAATGACCTCAGATGGAACTAACTGGACAAGTGCTGCCCCAGGAGCACCCTCTGGAATAGGATGGGCATTAAAAGCCTATACATCAGGAACAAGTGCACTACCTATCAGTATATCAAGTTTGGATTTAGCTACTGATTTAAGTTATAAAATTCTCTATCAAATAGAAATAACTAATAGTAGTACTGCCAGCAGTTTAAGGGTTACTTTTAATACAGTAACCACAGCAAATTATAATACCATGTATGCTTATGATAGAAATGGTGGTGGTACTTATGCATCAGGAACAAATGCTGGGAATGGTAATAGTTATATAACTATTCAATCTAATACAATGCGTTCTCATTTTGGAGAGATGAATCTTGTATTAACAAAGGATGATGGAACGAATAAACGACCACGCATGGAATGTGTAAATAATGGGTTTACACAAAGCGATTTAACAGTTAGTTTTGATAGAACTAGAAGTGTTGGCTGGCTCGATAATGCAACGAATATTACAAGCGTAGAGATTAAAGAACTTAGTGTTACAGGAACTCCAACTTATGCTTGGAGAGTGTGGGTTTATAAATCAACAACTTCATAGATTTAATATGGATAATCAACCAATAGACAATTCAATAGCTCAAACTCCTGGACTTCCAACTCCAGGGCAGTTAACTGACTTTCGACAGCTTGAAAATAAAGATGGATTTTACTTTTCAATTACTATTCCAGGAACTTCAGCACAGACAGCAGTAAACTTCGGGTATATCTTTACAGCACGATTTCCTATTGAAATATTAAGAGTTACAGAGGTTCATGAAACAGCCGGAACAGATGCAGGGGCAGTTACATTAGATGTACTACGAGTACCAAGTGGAACAGCTATTGGTTCAGGAACAAGTATATTAGCCAGTACTTTTAATCTTAAATCGACAGCAGCAACTCCAGTATATAAACAAGGATTAAACCTAAGTTCAACTACCCGTAGATTGAAAGAAAATGAAAGTTTAGCACTAAAAACATCAGGAACTTTAACGGCCTTAGCTGATGTTTGTGTGACAATTTACTACCAGAATTATGGTAGAGGAAGTTATAAATAAATGCCAAAAGTATCAATAAAAGGAAATAAAGGAACTATAATCTTTGATGAACAGGATTGGTTAGCAGGATTAAATACCAATACTGCGGATTCAGAGGTTTCAAAGTTAACCGGAAACGTAGCTATGTCCGGTATTTCCGTATTGAGACAATTTGGTTTTGTGACTCCTAATCCATTACAACGTGATGTTACCAATGTAGCTCAAATTACGGCATTTCTAAGAAATTCGGTTAATGTTGGAGATAATGCGTATATTATTGCCTCTAATTCCTTAGTTCATAAACTTACAACGCTTGCTTCCGGTACGATTTCAACAACGGCTCCTTTTCCTCATACTATTGATCATGCTCATACTAATGAAGCTGGTAATGATATTGCTCTTTATTATAACCAAGCAGGTCAGCAGTGTGCATTCTATTCATTTTCAGATGATACCGATTGGGACGTAGGAATTTATAACATTCCTGGTGATACCTTTGATGATGACTTTATGTCAACTATACCAGTATCTCCTCTTGCAGCACCTTATTTAACTGGTGGTAAAGGTTATCCTCACCCTCTTATTGTTGGTGATGATGATATTTTATATATTGGTGATCGTAACTTTGTACATGCTTTTGATAGAACAGTAGGAGCTACTGGAACTTTTTATCCAGCGGTATTAACACTTCCAAAAGGTTATGTTATTACCTGTTTTACAACTACCCAAGATATAAACTTAGCTATTGGTACTTATTTAAGTGCTTCAGATTCAGGTACCTCTGATGTGTTTTATCGAGGAACAGCCAAGGTTTGGTTCTGGAATTATCTTGCACTTGATCCTGATTATTCTCGAGACTTACGAGATAACTATGTATCTGAGCTTATTCAATGGGGTGGTACAACCGCTGCCTTTACCTCTGGCCGTAAGACTTTATCTGATAAAGGTGTTTATAAATTACAAGCCTTAAATGGTTCTCAATTTGAAGTAATTAAAACTTGGAATGGTGGCGGACTTCCTATTAGAGGTGGTGTTGATAATGTTAATAATGATTTGTATTGGAATTCAGCTTCGTATATTTACGCATTTACTAAACGACCTGATAATGGTCAGTATATGTTAAATATTGTAAGTCAAACTCAATCTGGAACCTCTGGTTTACTTAAATTCTTAACAGCTTCCTCAATTATTCATTACTCTTGGGGGGCTGGAGCCTTAAATGGTGGATTAATGTATCTAAATGATAATTATTCCCCTGATGCAGTACTTAGAACACAGAATGTAACTCCTGAATTTGATGTTCGACAACGAGGTAGAATAATGTCTATTACGGTTGGTTTTGGTGGTACATTCTCTGGTGGTCGTTCATTTGAATTAGTCACTTACCTAGATGGTACTTCTGCCTTTACAACAGGAGAGGTTGCCTCTATTACCGCAACTAGAGTTGTAAGATTTACCACTAATTCTGATGGAACTCCACTTGGCGACTTTAACTATTTACAATGTCAGGTTGGTTTTCCGTCAGGTTCAGCCGCTACTTCCGCACCAAGAGTATCATGGGTAAGATACGACTTTGATATCGTTAACGTAAATGCATCTAACTAAAATATATGAAAACATATACAATACTTAGAAATCTATACGGATCAACAATAAACGATACGGCCTCAACCACTTTAACTTTAGGCGATCAATTTATTAATGATTCAATTCGAACCATTTGTAACTTACAAGGTGGTAAACTTCGTTTTCTTGAATCTACTACTAATATGACAACTGTAGCAGATCAAGAGACTTACCAAATTCCTAATAAATATCGAAAATTAATCGATATGTATATATATAGTGGATCTGGTTCTTCAAGTGATACAATTTATTCACCAGCAATGGTATTTGACCCAACTATCTGGAAAAGAATTTTACAGTATAGAATGGGTACTCAAGATGTTCCTTATTTTACATATGTGGAAAATCGAACATTTAAAATTCAACCTATTCCTGCTACTTCTGGCAATCTTATAGTATTAAGAGGACGATTACAGGTTAAAGATCTAAGTATTGCTGATGTAACAAACATTACAGTAACCTCAATTACTCAAAATGATACCGCAATGGTAGTTAGTGGTTCTTTAACTCAAGATTTTGTAGGACGATATATTAGAATTACTGAAACAAGTGCAGCTAATGGTGGTGATGGAATGTGGTATGAAATAGGAGCAGTAACAGATGCAACTCATTTAACTCTTACTAAACCATATGAAGGATTAAGTATCTCAGCTGGAACAGCGGCAAGCACTATTGGTCAAGTTCCGGTAGTTCCAGAAGCATATCAACCAGCAATTGTTCATCGAGCAGTAGCACTTTATTGGCAGCAACAAGGAGATTTACAAAGAGCTAAAACTTACTGGATGATGTATGACGGAGGTAAAGAGGCTGGTTACACTAAAGAATATGGCGGATTGATATTAGAAATGTTAGAAAATGAGGGTGAGACGGAAGAAGGGTCGTATCTTCCACCGTTTGGTACTGATAGTAATATAATTACTGGGACACCTTATTATTTTCCATTTCAACAAGCAACTGGTTTCTAATTAAAAAAATATGGCAACAAATTTATTTCAAAATTACGGTGGATTACAAGGAAGTGGAGCACTATTACAAGGTAGTGGTGCATCTCTTCAAGGTTCTTCACCAAATATACAAAACAACCCGGCACCAGCTCCGATAACTACTTATGGTAATACGGCTGCGACTTCTCCTGCTAAACAAAAGTATATAAATGATCTTTCTTCTAAATATGGTTTATCAGGTGGAACAGTTTTTGATAAAGCCACTAATACAGCTTTGGATTTAAATGCTTTTAAAGCAGCAACTGGTATTAATAATCCTGATTGGGCATCTTTAAAGTTTGATACAGGATACACACCTGTTGGAGTAGGAACATCTATTCCCGCAGCTCCTAGTGTCCCTGCACCTAAATCTCTAGCTGAGGTTAATGCCTCTATCCCTGTGGCTCCAGAATCAGATCCAATGGCAGCTTATAAAACAGCTTATGCAAAGTATATTGATTCTTTGGCACCATCGGCTGATGTAATGGCAGCTAAGAAAGCCTATGCAGATTATGTAACTAATGCAAAGTTAGGAATTAATAATATTGAAGGTCAAGGTCGTGGTATTCCTTTATCTCTTGTTCGTGGTACTCAAGATAAATTACGAACTCAAGCAGAAATTGAAGCAGCTCGATTACAAGGTGATATTGGTTTGGCCACTGAAACACAAAGTCAACAGCAAGCACAAGCTAAAGCTATTGCAGATTTTGAGGGAGCTACCTATAAGAATAAAGCAGATCAAGAAGCAGCAGCTCAAAAATTTGCCTTTGATAATAATATTAAAACTCCATTTTACACTGTTGGTGGAACCACTTATAGAACCTCTGACGGTCATGCCTTTTCCTCACAAGGTGAGGCATTTGGAGCAGGCGTGGCTCGAGATTATAGTAATGCACCTAAAATCTCAGCTCCTCAAAAACCTATTCAACTCGGTGAGGGAGATGTTCTTATTGACCCAATTACAGGTCAACCAATTTATAAGAATCCAAAAACTTATGATCCTCTTAGACAAGGAGCTGGAACAGGTCTTGGTGGTTTAACAAATCAACAAATTGATAATATTAGCCCTGTTACAAGTCAATTTAAAGCTGAACCTATTGTACAAAACTTTAACACCATTGCAGAGGGTTATAATTTCGCTAAGAGTTTAAGCTCTAATACAAAGAATCCAGCAGATGACCAAGCACTTATTTATGCCTTTGCTAAGGCAATGGATCCAGGATCTGTTGTTCGAGAAGGAGAATACGCCACAGTTCAAAAATATGCTCAATCATTGGTTAGTTCTTATGGTAAGAGTGTATCACAGGCTATTTCTGGTACTGGTTTCCTATCTCAACAGGCTAGAGATAGTATTAAAAAGACTATTGAATCACGATATAATACTTCCAAGCAAAATTATGATAACGTGTATAATGAGTATTTAAAGAGAATTAGCACAGTAGGTGGTCTTTCACCAGATCAAGCCTCTCAATTCTTAACTAATTATGCAGGTGGTTATAATAGTTCGGGAGGGAGTGAAAGTGATCCATTAGGACTGGGTTTTAGTTCGGTTGGTAATACCTCAGCTTCCATAAAACTTGGTTCTCCACTTGCAATCGCTAATAACAATCCGGGGAACCTACGTTTTGTAGGCCAAGCTGGTGCGGTTCAAGGTAAAGGTGGTTTTGCCAAGTTTGCAACACCTCAAGCAGGAGTTGCTGCCTTAAATAATCAAATATCGTTAGACGCATCTCGTGGTCATACTTTAGCCTCATTTATTAATAAGTATGCACCATCTAGTGAGAATAATACTTCTCTCTATTTACAACAAGCTATAAAGAGTCTAGGAGTTAGTCCTAATACTAAATTATCTAGTATTAATAGAACTAAACTATTAGCATTTATTGCTCGTAAAGAAAGCTCATCAACAATCGCTTAAATATATGGCAGAATTAAAAGTAGTATCACAACCCGCAAATGTGCCCACATTAAATTTAGCTAGACCACAGGCACAACCAACAATTACTAATGTTGCTCGTCCAGCTGGTCAACCTACTTTAAGTGTTCCAAAAACATTACCACAACAACCACAAATTGTTTCTATTGGAGATGCTCAAACTCAAGTTCCTACACAACAAAGATTATCTACTGCTCAATTTGCACAAACTATTAAAGCAAAGTATCCACAATATGCTAATATAGATGATGCAGAATTAACCAAAAGAATTTTAGAAAAATATCCTCAATATCAAGGTAAGGTAGACTTTAGTATGCCAGAGGCACCAACTCAACCAGTTGATCGCTCAAAGGGTTTCTTTGGTCGTTTATTTGATGACTTAAAAGGACGTGTAGAAAATCTTAAAAAGAGTAGTCAATTAGTAGATGAGGGTAAGCAAGGTAATGTTGGTTTTGGTTTTCAAACATTAGGACAAATAGCAGGAGGAGTGGGAGATGTTATAGGTGAAGGATTAACTAGTACATTTAGAACCTTAGCTCCACAATCAGCTCAAGAAGGTTTACAGACATTAGGAGATAATATTGGTCAATCTAAAGTAGTTCAAGATTTAGCTCAAAAATATCAGGGATTTAAAGAAGCTCATCCAGTAGGAGCTGCTAATTTAGAGGCAGCTGGTAATATAGCTCAATTCTTACCTATTGGTAAAGGAGCAGGACTTGTTGGTAGAGGAGTTACAGGAGCTGTAGAAAAGGTTGCTCCGGGATTAATAGAACGCACTGGTCAATTAATTACAAATCAACTTGAAAAAAGGGCTTTATCTGCTGCAGAAAAAGAGGCTTTAACTATTACAAAGCCTATTCTTAATGTTGCAGAAAAGAAAGCAGCTATTGCAGGGGAAAGAGCAACTCAAAGTATTACAGGAAATATTACTATTGCACCAAGTAGATTTGATGAAAATGTAGCAAGGGCTGTAACAGGTATTGTAAAGAAAAGCGCTACTATACCAGAAAATGTGGCTGCTGTTAAATCAGAAATTGGTAATATAGCTAGAGGAGTAGAACAAGAACTTAAAACTAATAACGCTATTTTTAATAAGAATCAATTAAAGACAGCATTAGATGCGGCTAAAGAAGAAAGTCGTGTTATCTTTGGTACTGATAAAACTCTGGAAAGTAATTATGATGCTGTGGTAAATGAATTAATGAGACAAGTAGATAAGGGGCCAAAAAATCTTGATGGTTTATGGAAAGCTCGTCAAGCTTTTGATGATGTAGTAGAAAGTAAATTCGGTAAAAAGGTTTTTGGTGATGCCACTGATAATGTTCGTCGTAATGCTATACAAGATGTTCGCCGAGCTGTAAATGAATATGTTGCAAATCGACTTCCAGAAGGAAATCAATATAAAGAAGCTTTAAAACGTATGACAAATATGTATGAGGCAGTAAATAGAATGGCAGCACAAGGAGTTTCATATGTTGATCAATCATGGTTTAAGACAGGTATCAGTGCGATTCGTGAACACCCTGCTTATGCAGCTTTAACTTTAGGTTTAACCGGTAGTGTATTAGGTAGTATCTTTAGTCACCCAACAGCATTACTCGCTTTACTAGGAGGTAGTATTATATATGCTGGTGGTAAGAAGATAACACCCAAGCTATTTAGAGCTGCCTTACAGGCTACTCTTGAGCAAAGTGGTCGAGCTATGCAGGTAACCGAAAGAGAAGCAATTAAACGTATGATTCAAAATATAAATGTTAGTGCAGATCCTGAATCAGAACAATAATTTAATTTAATGAGATACCAATTTTCTGAAGATTTCGAATATCTCTATATTCAACATGAAGATGGTTCTATTGAAGGTATTCCAGTTAATCAATTAACAGATGAGCAAAAAAAGGTCGTCTACGAGGAGTTATATGGATCAAGATATTAAAGATTTAAACATGAGGTTAGATCAATTTTATAAAGAAACATTTCAACAAAACCAAGAAATACTTAAACTACAAAAAGAGAATGAAGAGAAACATATGATAGCCCACCAAGAAATTATGGATAAAGTAAGTGCGTTATCAGAAGAAGTAGCACCAGTGGTTAAGTTATCAAGAAATGTTCAAGGTTTTGATAAAATTAGCGTATGGATATTTAAATTCTTATTAGGTATCGCGGCTATTATAACAGCCTTAGGAACTATTATTTATTTCTTGCGTAAAGTATTAAATGGAGACTTATGACATTACAAGAATTTATAACTAAATATAACGGTAAAAAAGTAGATTTTGATGGACATTATGGTGCTCAATGTATGGATCTATATAGGTATTATGTTGAGGAGGTCTGGCAGAAGCCACAAACACCAGCAGTTAAGAGCGCTTATATGGTTTTTGATACTATAGATCCTACTCAATACGACAAGTTTACTTCCGGTGAACTAAAAATAGGAGATGTAGTAGTATGGAACAATAAGTTTGGCCCCGATGGTCATATTGCAATAGTAGAGAATCCTAGTGATCCAAAAAGTTTAGTTGTTTTTGGACAAAATGATCCAGTAGGCGCTCCAAGTAAATTATCTCGTCATACTTATGCTAATATTTTAGGTTGGTTTAGACCTAAGAATCCATTAGCTAAAACATTTATGGCTGTGACTTTAGTGGTTAATAAAAATAACAATTCTAGTTTATCACAATTATTAGAATTAACCAAACAGAAATTCTTAGAATACTCAGATAATAAATTCGAACCAGTATTTAATATAATCCATACCGATTTTAATAACATTCCTTATTCTCCTCCTGTACCCGGTATGCCATTGGCAGTTGATGTTAATTGGTATCGACAAAATATTACTCCACTAACTAATGGTCAAGCGACTATATTCTTAATTAATCCTGAAGATTATTATCCCGGTTTACAATGGGGATTTATGTCTTGGGGAGACCAAGGTAGACCGATTAGAATAGAAGTTGTCTATGATCCAAACCCAGAAATCTTTTGGGCTAGGATATTCCACGAGTTAGGTGGGCATGGTTTAGAGTTTTTAACTGGTCAACCTGATATAACTCATCAATTGTTATATCAGAATCCACCAAGGAATAGGGACTTAATGAACTATATAGACCAGTTGAAGTTACAACAAGCATTGGTGAAAATTAAGTAGTTAGATCATTTTGCACTGGAAAACTGCTTGGAGGGGTATTAAAGGGGTGGTACTGCGACTACAAGTGCAATAGGAAACAACTAATTTGTTTACTCGCAAGTTAGCCTTAATCAGTTTAATAGCTATATTACCTTTAGCAGGATTTCCTGTTAGGGTAAAAGCACAAGAACCGGCAATTGAGTTTTCTACCTTAGATAATCAACCTGTGGTAGAGGAAGAATCTAGTGTCTTAGTAGGAGACATCGCCGTAGCCGAACAATTATACCAAGAGTGGTTAGTTGATAAGGCTCAGAAAAAACAGCGTGTTACAAGCCAAAGTATGCGCAGACAGGAAATAGGAGGTAATAAGTTCGCTAAAGGTAATTGTACTTATTATGTTGCCAGTATTAAGAATATCCCTTGGAATGGTAATGCTAATCAATGGATAGCTAATTCTAAGGCATTTGGGGCAATAGTTAATAAGGTACCAGAGGTGGGAGCAATCTTACAAACAAATGAGAGTCGTAGAGGTCATGTGGCCTATATCGAATCAGTATCAGGTGATACATTTACAATTAGTGAATGGAATTACGCAGGATTATATGTTAAAACAATAAGAACTTTTGATATATCAGATCCTCGAATTGTAGGTATTATTCATTATTAAACGAAAGGAACATATGTTCGATAATTTAGATCCAATAGCTGTAGCTTTACTCGCTTTTGCTATTGTAGGTATTGTAGAATTAGCTAAACGTTTATACGATAGAGATTTTCGTGCAGCACTTATCATTGCGGTAGCAGGAATTGCTGGAGCATTATTAGCACCTCAAGCAGGAGATTTTACTTGGTTTCAAGGTTTACTAGTCGGATTTCAAGCATCTGGATTTGTAACCGCGATTTCTTATTTTGGTAAAGTTTCTTAGATTGGGTTTTAAATTGGATATAGGATACCAGTTAGACATTATACTAGAATCAAGTATTTATGCATGGTTAAAATCCTATATCCGCTTTTGAAACGCAATGGTTAATAAGGAGGATAAATGAGACGACTATATTCTAGACGTGGATTTTGTAGTGCTTGCTGCGAAATTAAAGACTATTTAGAATTTCACCATTGCGTTCCACAACGTTATGAAAGAACTTCTAATCGCTCAGAAATGATTTGGCTTTGTAACGATTGTCATTTAGATTTACATAGAAATTGGGTTGATCCTCTAGGAGAGCAACATCGAAGTGTTTTCTTAGAGATTACACAACAATTTTTATGGGAGAAAAGAAACCCGCCAGAAACCACATAATCCAGCCAGAAACCCCAAAGCACTCCACGTGCAAATTTAAAGAGCCTAGGTACCCAAATCTACGCTCTTTTTCTTATACCACATTTTCTTATTACTTTGTATTACTTTTTGTTATTATACCACATTATATGTTATTATACCACATTTTAAGAGATAAGACAAGAAAGAGAAAAAAGAAAAGAAAATCAAAAAAGGGGATAAATTATCTTGTTTCTTTGAAAAATTGTGTTTTTATTAAGGTTTTTATATGTTTTTTAGGTATAACTCTCCTTGATTTATGTTAAAAAGTCCTATATAATATATATATAAGGTTAAGTATTAAAGAAAGGTCGAATTATATGGCATTTATATACGCAGTATTTTTTGTCCTATTGGTTTGCATATTAGGCGAACTAATGGATAACAAAAGATAAACAATTAAATAAAAATAAAATGAAAATAGCAAAATATATTTTAGCGATTATAACCTCAGTATTTATCCTACTTGGTTTACTAGGTTTAATCCTAAGTTCAAAAAATGTTAGAGAAGCTGAGTATCATCATTGTATGGTAACCACTTTAGCACCACATGATTTATGTAAAACAATTAAGTAAAAATATATGATAAATAAAGATGTAATAAGAATTTTAGAAAGTTATTTATTTAGATTACAAGATGATTTAAAAATGCATATAGCTGCTAAAAAAGAAATAGCTACTACTTTAACAGAAAATAAAATAAGAGATGTTGAAGAAGCTATAAAATTTTTAGAAAGTAATTAAGTAAAGATGTATTAAACAATATAAAAAATTAATGTAAATATATGCATAAAAAAGATTATGAATTAATAGCAAAAGCTATTAAAAAATCTAGTGATGGTCAAGATAATGTAAGATATGTTGTCGAGGCTATTGCAGATGCTCTAAAACAAGATAATGATAGATTTGATTTTGATAGATTTATGTTAGCTTGTGGTTTCTTTGATTACAATAATTAATAATAAAAAATTATGGGTTTAAATTTAACGTTAAATAGGTTTAATTTAGTGCTAATTATTCTCTTAGTATTGAGTCCAAAATATAATCATATTATAGCTATTATAGCAGGACTATTATTATTCTATAGTTTTTATGAAGAAATAATGATAATTAAACGAATAAAATCAATGGAAGAAGAAATTGAAGAACATTTAGATCATCTAAAAGGTCACCTTGAAGATGTAATAAAAGGAAAAAAATAATGAATCCTAATATGCCAGTAGATAAACAAAATCAGGACGAGGTCGAACCTGATATTGAAGAGTGTGATCATGATTATTCCACTTATAGAGTAGATGATGCAGAATGGTGTTCTAATTGTGATGAATTAATGAATTAAAAGTAAATAATAATCCTTTATGAATATGAAAATTATATATAATGGTGTGAATTTAGAAGTAACAGATACTAATATCCAAAACCAAATCTTAGCATTATGTTTTGGACAATTAACAGGTCAAAAGATACTTAAAACTAGTGTTAGAAAAGGTATCACACGTCCTAGATACTCATCTCGAACTCATACTTTTTGGAGTCAAGAAGATATTGAAGTTTTACAAAAGAGTTTAGAAAATAAACACCCAATAAATCAAATAGTTAAATCATTAGATTTTAAATTTACCGAAAAAGCCGTTAGTGCTATGGCTTATAAGAAATTTCCTCTATTAATTAGAGCTATGACTGGTAAACCATTTGGTAGATAGTGGGGATAACTAAACTTGAACAAACTTGAAAAGTAATATAAAATAAAGATATGAAGAACACACAAGCAAAAATAGTTAGCAGAGAAAATGCTTATGAAGTCTGGCAAACTGTAGACCAACGCTGGACTTGGTATGTATTAAAAAAATGGCAGGTTGATGATAACAAGCCTTATGCAAGATGGTTTTGTGAAGTAGTATCCCCTTACACTCCAGAAGGAGAAATGGGAGATGTATATGTTGATGAAATTAAAAGTCAAGCAATTAAAATCAAATAAATGAAAGGTACAGTAATACAAATAGGACAACTAACTTGGCATAAGGATAGAATCTACGAATACTACCCTGTTAAAATTAGGTTAGAGAATCGAGATATAGTATTTTTACAGTTAGTTCCACAATATAGTAATTTTAAGAACTGGTCATTTATTCTTAAAACCGGAGTTAAAACGGTATTGGATAATTTACAATTAGTAAGTAGTGCTCCTAAGTTTATTAATAAGGATTATATCCCTGTTATAGTTAGTGAGCCTAAGAAAGAAAAGATAATTAAACAAGGAACATTATTATGAAAATAGAAAGACGAGAGACAACTAAAGAGGGGTTAGTACAAATTACGACTCTCGATGAACGTTGGTATTTCAATGAAAAGAAGAATATTTATAGACCTTCTTCTAGTTGGATTTCAAGTTATTATCCAAAAGGAGTAGAGTTTTATAAATGGCTAGCTAGTAAGGGTTGGGACGAAGCTCAAGCAATTAAAGAGGCCGCTGGTGAAAAAGGTTCTAAAGTTCATTTAGCCTGTGAATTACTTGTTAAGGGTAATAGTCTTAAAATGACCGATAAGCTTTATAATGGTCGAACTGGAGAGGAAGAAGAAATCACAGTAGAAGAATGGGAAGCTATTATGTCTTTTGCTGATTGGTTTAAAGCTACTAAACCAGAAGTTATTTTAACAGAAACCACTATCGAGAATAATAAAGTTAATTATGCTGGTACTATCGATTTAAAATGTAAGATTAATGGTGAGATTTATATCGTAGATTATAAGACAAGTACCTACATTTGGCCGTCAAGTGAGCTACAACTAGCGTCTTATAAGCATGCCGAGGGTATGGAAGATGTGCAGAAAGTGGCTATCTTACAATTAGGATATCGTAAGAATAAAATGGGTTATAAGTTTACTGAAATAGATGATGCTTGGGTTTACTTTTTAGCAGCTCGACAAATCTGGTTAAAAGAGAATGAAAACGTTCAACCAAAGCAAAAAGATTATCCAATGGAAATTACATTAATTGAAGAAACTGATAAAATTCAAAAATTAATTGAGGAAGAAACAGCCAAAAAGCCAACTCTTCCTAAAAAGGAAAAAAATGCCAAAGTATAATGAAGAGGAACTGGATAGAATGTCTGGAGAAAGACAATCTTTACCACGACCAAAACTGGAGATTCCAGAGATTCGATTTAAAGCTAAAGAGGGTATATTTAAATCCTCTACACGTCCTGAAAATTACCAAAAAGGAGATGCTTATATTGAAAAAGAATTAGGTAAATCAGTTAATGTGGTTATTTTAAGATTAAAGAAATTTTTATCTCGAGATGATTTTATTACTGACGATTATGACAGTCCAGAAGAACTAATTGAATTAAAAGAAACCAGTACAGATATTAATGGACGTTGGTCTATTCGAACTGTAGAAACTGGAACACCAAAGATGTTAAAGGAAAAGCATGCACTAAGGGCTAATGCTATGCTTTATGTCTTATATAATGGTGAATTAATGAGATTAAAGGTAGGTGGAACCTCTTTATTTGGAGATAAACACCCTAATGCAACACTTCTTTATAATTATGTTGCTATGTTTGATAGAGCTAATGGAGAGAGAGCTTTTAAATTCTTAACTCAAATAGAAGCATATGGGCCGGTAAAGTATCCTAAAGGAAGTGCATTTATAATGTCTTTCTCTCGACTCACTCCTCTTTCGGAAGCAGAGCTGGATAACGTTGGGGATAACTTAAAAAAGGTAGACGATTATTATAAAGAGTTAGAAGAGTATCAAAATCAATTTGCTAAGAAAGAACCAGTAGAGGTTGAACCAGAAATTGATGTAGAACAACCAGAACCAAAGGAAGAATTGCCTATAATCCAAGTTGAGGACGATCCATACGAAGGAGAATTTCCATCGCATACAAATGAAGAAATTAATGTCGATGATATTCCATTTTAGAATTAGAAAAATTTTCCTTGCCCATGGTATAATTAGATTAAGCATCTAATTAGATACGAACCCGTTAATTCGTTTAGATGCTGAGTTAGCGGGTTTATATTTGGAAAAGGGAAACAAAATGAAAAAACAAATTGTAAGAAGTTTCAAAGGAATATGGATACCTAAAG